GAAGAACCAAACGGTGTCGGAGATCGAACAAGCTATCCTCACTATCTCCAACGACTGCCGTGTCGAAGAGGTCGCGCCTGTCGTGTTCTCCAAAGAGCGAGTGGTTGACTACTACGGCAGAAAGATCCTCAACAACTGTAGGGCAAACGCCGTGCAGCCAGCCGACAACGGAGATCCAGCTAACTGGCCGTGGATTCATTCGTACCTCATGCCGTTCTTTGCAAAGGACAGTGACGGCAAGGAAACGCTGCCGTATTTCCTAGCATGGTTCCAACGCCTGTACAAAGCGGTACTTGAATGCCGACTTGATCAAGGGCAACTGATGATCCTGTTGGGACCAGCCGGACACGGTAAGACCCTACTTACCAACAAGATTATCGGTGCAGCAGTTGGCGGATTCAGCGATGCCTCGGACTATCTGTCCGGCAAGACCAGCTTCAACCGCGACCTCTGCGGATCTGCCGCTTGGGTTGTGGACGACCAGACAGCAGCAGCGACCTACGCCGATCAGCGCAAGTTCGTCGAACTTACCAAGAGATGTGTAGCCAACCCTAGACTTGAGTACCATGCGAAGTACGCGGACGCTATCCCGTTGCCTTGGTCCGGTAGGGTTATGATGTCCCTCAACCTTGATGCCAACTCCCTTGCCGCTCTGCCGTCACTTGACAGTAGTAACCGAGACAAGATCATTGCGTTGCGCATCAATAGCGGACACAAGGTGAAGTTCGGCTCAAACGAGTTCGTAGAGAACACGATCAACACTGAACTGCCGTTCTTCCTCAAGTGGCTTTACGACTGGCAGGTACCGATTGAGATAAAGGATTCCAACCGATTCGGCGTTAAGACTTACATTGACTCATTCATCGAAGCCGCAGCTTACGACAACAGCTCCCGCTCCGCCATTGCGGAGATGGTCGAGTTCTTCGCTAAGAAGGTCCGTGAAACCGTATCTCTTACCAAGTGGCGCGGCACTCTTACTGAGTTCACCGTTGTGCTACAAGAATGTAACGGCGGTCGTAGCGTTGGCAATAGCGGAAATCTGGAGTTCGTCCGTCGCGGCATGACGGTACTCGAAGAGGTAAGTCAGCACAACAAGAACGTACGGCCTGTACGGAGCAAGGGTCAAGGTGGCGGCAAGATCTGGGAGATCGATCTCTCAGAGGCGTACGACATCGATCAAGGTGGCGACTTCTAAGGAACTAACGAACCCGCTTCTTCGTGATCTTCACGGAGGGCGGGTTCAGTTCTGAGATGGGTACCACAAACTCATCAGAGAAAGATAGCTTGCCATCATTTGGATCAACATTGCCTTTAGGCAGGAAGGTTGCTTTCGCAATAAACTCTTTTGCTGGCAACCAACCAATAATAGTGGCGAGAGTCATTTGTTGGTTACACCTAACGAAATAGTAGACATCACATTTGCTGCCTATCTTTTCTGCACTGGACTCTGCACCGTACACACGAGCCACATAATGGGGTTCCGGCACACTAGCGGCCTTAGTCGTTTTCACGTCAATGGTTACGCCGTCTGGCATAGTGATGTCGTAAGCGAAGTTTATGTCGCCTACTCTACTGCCTCCGATCTCGCGGTGGACAAGCATCTCGCCCATCATTCCAATCTCATTTCCACGGCCCCTTGCAATTGAGCCCCTGAGCACACCCATCGCTTTGGCTTCAGCGCGTGCTTGTTTCCGGTCTTCACCGGAAGGTTTGATGACTATCATTAGTACAGTTGGTAAATACGATTAAGATTGCCGGTACCGTAAGGATCGACATTTAACCTTGGAAGCGCGGCACCCCTTGAAGACGCTGCCTCTTCTTCTAGTAGCATCATACATTTATTCCAATGGTACTCAGCACGTTCGATATCGGCGTTGTCTTCCATTAGGCGGCCCAATAGACCGTGCTTGAGAGCACCGATATTATTGATGTAAACAATATCGTCCTCGGTATGTACGGGTTGGAATGCGCGTTTGCAAAGCACGTGCACAGTAGTCTGCCCATCAGTGGAGCGATTCAAACGAAATCTCCGATAACGGGTTACACCGGAATCTGGACCGACGGTAGCGATAGTCGTATCAGGATCTAGCGCATCGGTACGTATATCGAATGTATCCTCCAATCCGTCGTAACGAATGCTAACTACAGAATTAATTTCAGACTCAAAAGTAAGTGGGATACTAGCTTCTTGACCGTAAAAAGTATTGGACTCATACAGCTTATCGCCATCCGTAGCTACAATAGAAATACGACTGCCGTCAAAGGCGCTAAAAAAGTTTTTAGTTAGAGACCTATCGGAAGGGACTACGTACAGCGTGTCGGTTGGTTCAGTAATAAGTTTCTTAAGTGCATGGAATCCAGCGTCAACCAGACCCCACGTAAGATCGGAAGCCCCGATCCCCGTACCAGTCGATTTGAAATCGTGCCACAAAGCGCGTACCGGAACTGGTTGGCTGTCTACGGTAGTGTGTAAAATAGAATCAGCCTCCTCTGGTAGGGTGATACAATTATCCACTACTGGCAAACTGTACTGGATGGTCAGGTCGCGATATGTACCCATATTATAGATACGGGAAACGACCTGATTTAGGCTGTTTGTAAATTCACCGTCAGGCTCAATGTATTTACTGAGCATCGGCACAAGCTGGCTGACAGTGGTTGCTGGCATTACTTCTTAGGTTTGATTTTGACGTCGCCGGAATGAAGCTCACCTTTCAGCTTGCCTTGCTGCTTATCACTCAGAGGGCTTACCTTACTAAGCAGGTAGGCTACTTGCTTTTTAGTCTTGGTCTTCATGGTGGGTACAGGATACAGGAAAAAGGGTGGGGGGTCAAGTACGGTTTTACCACTTTCCAATAGGGCACTTCTCAGTAGCCATGCGGAGTTTAGCCTGTGTGGAGCAGCCGCACTTCTTGCAGCGACCTGTCCCGCCGAAGGCTGTGGGGTCCCATAAGTCACAGGCGGAGCAGATTGTTTTACGGTCTTCGAGTACGTCGTTAGCTACAACCTGAAACCCACTACTAGCCCACCGTAATATTGAATTACTCAAAGTACCAGCCATTTCTAAAACTGAAACAGTACTACTTACCTCTTGATCTTGTTGGTTTCTGTCAAGCTGCTGCTTATGCGCTGTATTGTTTTCTCCGTTTTTCACGCACAGTGCACATACTCCTTTACTCGGAAAACCCCCATAAAAATCTAGGGAGCAACGGTTGGAAGAGTCGGAAATACTTATTGCGTACTGGCACATTATTCTAGAGTAAAGGTACCCGAATCTTGTGTTATATTTTGATTCGGTGGTATACCAGCTGTCAATGACGCTGTACCACTTCCTGATATAGGTAGGGGGTTTTGTATTACAGCGAAGGGAGTACTTGAAAAAGCGATATTAGATTGTGTACCAATAGCAATAGCCGTTACTGATAAGTAACAAGCATTATTGTCATTATAAATAGAAAGTCCAGCACCTGCAAGAACAAGAAGTCCGAACGGTACACTCAATACGGTTCCGTTGGCTGAAGCCCCAGATAGATTGTCAAACCTAGCAACAAGAGAACCACTGGCCAGTGTACCAAATTGAACAGTAAGCAATACCGATGAAACACCAAAGAGACCAGCCAATGAATTACAGCTAAGGCAACATGAGCACGGCACTGTTGTCGTAATTACTGCCATACGAGTTAGAGGTTGAGCGTTACTGTAACATTACCACCAGCATCGCATGAAGCACTAATTGAGGCAGCATCAAGTCTGGCGTTAATGGCTTCAATAAGCGCACGCAATCCTTCTTTATTCTTGATTACGTTTACTGGTTCATTCGCGTTAGCATTCGGTTGTTTCTGCTCGGTAGAACTTTTAGCAATAGGTTTTTTATCGCTAAAGAGATTTTTCCTATCTTCTTTACGTTGTAGCCTAGCATCGCGAGATTCCATCTTACGTTGCTCGCGTTGCATCTGCAACATGTCTCTATGATAAGACTGTCTATTGCCTTCCTCGTCGTAGTAGTACCTATCGTCTCCCATATTAAATAGTGATTAATGTGCTTGTCGAATCAAACGACGTAAACACTGTAGCCGAAGTCCATCCATTTATGCGCATAGAAAACTGAACCTCATCCTGTTTGAGACAAGTTGCCGTCAATGTTGAGCCCTCTGAATCAAATACAAACAAGCCCGAAAGCTCCTTATCTTTCTGTAATCGATTAGCAAAATAAACGGCAGCTTTGTCTTGCGAAGCAGCAATAGTTGATGAATAGTCTGGTTGTGGTACGCCGACAGATCTAATCCCCAGATATGCTCTAGTTTCTGGATAGGTTATTTGTTTACTACCGACAGTACTGGTAATATCTAATATTTGATCTCTAATAACTAAGTAAGACCGAATAAACGTACCGGTTGTTTCCTCTTCGACGTAAGCATAAAAAGCACAATCAACAGAATGTTTTCGTCTTTTCTGTCCGGTTGTTGATGTGGTAAACACTCCGCTATACAGATCTGTAATATCTATAACTACTACACTTACTTCATACAAGTTGAGTACCGTCTTACTTACTTCATAGCCAGCAATAAAATCTCCACCAGCCATCAAGGAGAAGTAATCTGCCGATATTGGAAGGTCTGGTGTCACTACTCTTGATGCACCCACATCCACACCATTTATTGTAATATCAATAGGTCCGTGAATAGATGCTGGTAGTTCTATCTGTTGAGCTATTGCTCTTGCTGAACCCGCAATAGTAGAGGTTGTAGCTAGACCTACAGTCTCACGCTTAGGGTGTAGATTTGCTACAGGATAAAGGTCCTTTATGCTTTGCGGGTTATCCGTAATAAAACGGATTAGTTTTGCTGGATACGGACCTGTAGGCGGACTCTGTAGATCGTAATCAAAAAAGAACGCATCGTCATATGATTCACTGGTACTGCCGTTTTTATTTTCTACATGATAGACTGAAACATATTTAATATCAACTGAGTTTAGCTTATTAGGGAACTCATAATTTACATCTTTCGGAATATCCGGTAGCCTAATCGGAATAAATTTCCCATTGTCAAACATGTCTTGGATGTTAGCCAAGGATGACACTGTTTGAATATCGTACCATGTATTTACGTTTTCTACTTCTACAGTAACACCAACCGAGTTGGAAACTGTCGGAGTAGAGCCGCGTTTAATGATCGTCTTTGTTGTCTCGATAGAGCGTTCAATATTGTTATTGAACTCAACAGACTTACGCTCTTTCAACAGGTAAACATGCTCAATAACAACGTATAAAGTATCAAGGGGCTCTGGTGCTTTTTGAACGTTCTCACTTGCAAACACAAAAGAACCATACACAGGATCTGAGATACCGAACAATGGATCAGGAGATACTCCTACTTCAGGCAAATTAAGGTTATAAAGTTGCCGATTTAGGTAATCTTCTCTAGGTATAATGTAACTCCGAACTATGGCGTTGCCTTGTTCGTCCACAAAGTTATATAGATCCTGATTCTCTCTATCCGCAGCGTAATAGAATCTGTACAAAGTACCAGAATCCCCTTCCGGTGAGATGAAGATCAACTTATGGTTGGGCCATTGCGAATTATCGTAGTGCGCTGTACCGTATGCAGGAGGCACAGAAGATATTGTACCTACTTCATAGAAAAGGAAGTCAGTGCCTAATGGTGTAACCCGCTGGATAAAACGTTTCTTTGCTGGGTTTGAAACAGTATTCGTAGAGTTAGCAGCAGCAGCAAATTGTTTCTTGACTAAAAACCAATCGTCGGATAGCTGCTCTCCTACAAAGAAAGACGAGTCGGATCTCTGGCCCCAGAAAGCGTTTGTTGGATCGGCAAATAGATTTTCAATTACTCCGTAACCTGATATCGAAGAGCCTCTGCGGTAGACAGTCTCTTCGACGCGACTACCTCTGCCTGTTTGATTATCAAAATCTACATTCTTTACAGTTACCCCACTATCTGGCAAGTCGCGGGATACACGTCTCGTACGCTTAACAAATTTGTTTACTTGTTGCTCAGTTGCCTGAATGTCGGACTCACCTAATGTAGGAGTGGTGGCTTCACCAATAGAGTTAGATTCCGTTACAGTGGACGGGATTGCCGCCTTAAACTTCTCAGGGATTACATCCGACGTATCGACAGAAAAAAGCTGCTCCGTAAATAATTCAGGAACTTCCGTTTTACGTACTACATAAGTACCATCGCCCAACGCCTGACTCTCGATGTCAATTAAAGCAGTAGGCTCTTCAAGTGTGTCTTCATTCTGAAGAGTCTCAGTTACCGTTGCTAATTGTTTTGAATTAGTGGTAGACTGTTGCGAGAAAGATGTAGGTACACTTACTGTCCTAGCTGTCGAAGTTACTAGCTTAACATCTGGATTAAGTTGGCTCTCTCTAGCTTCGATAACAAGACCAGAGAGTGTAGGCAGGCTCGCCAAACCAGTTACAATCTGTTCCTCGGTGCTCTCTGTAGAAGCTACCCTAAACTTATCTGGTAAGGGATTTGGTTTTTGTTTTGTGTAGGATAGTTTAAGATCGAGAAAGGACTTCTCTACGTACGTATGTACCTCAGACACGAACAAGGAATCAAGTTCTTGCTGGTCAATCCGCTGTTGTTGGCGATCAAAAAAGACATATTCAACCCCTTCAAATTTACCTTCCGGTACGTCTGGCATCGGCATACCGAACGGAATATCAAGCGGTTCAAACTTATCCCTGAGTGTCACATAGGACCGTTGTACAACGCGGAACTCTCTCCCACCAACGTTTCCGATGATATTACGGTACCCAAACGCGAAGTTGTATAGATCCTGCTCCTGTCGGTCTGCCGCATAAAAAAACTCAAAAATCTCGTTACGCTCAATATCAACAGGCTTGATATAAACCAGTTTATGGTCTGGCCACTTCTTTGCGTTTGGGTGGGGGGTTCCGTAAGCCGGTAGTTCTAAGCGGTTGCCATCACGAACCTCACTAAACAAGACATCCCCGACAATTGGGGTCGGAAATGTCTTACGGTCCTGCCTATACGGCGCTTGTGGTAGTTGGGATACGGGCATATTAGAGTGATTTATCTATACGCTTGAGTGACTGTAAAGGTAAATCCAGCAAGTGTAACAGTAGCTTCTCTTCTACGATTAGAAGTGTTAGCCGCAACAACAATAGTGACTGTTTGCTGCCCACTCGAACTAATAGTACTAGTTGCGGGACCTGAACCAATTCTAAGGGTTAACCAAGCTCCAGTTGTGCTATCTCCTACTGTAGTAGAGCCAGTCCAAGTGTCTCCGGTAGTAGCGTACACAGTTCTATTGGTTGTAGTAGCTGCGGCCACAGTTTCAAATGTGGCAGTACTACTTATTCTTTTAACTTGAACCTGTGTGAGAGTGTATGGTGTGCCGTTAAAGGTAAGATTGGCTGTCCTTGATGTAGTCGCGGTATTTGGGTCCCATGCTAAGTTTACAGTACCACCTGTATTAGTACCAGAAGCTGGCGTTACTGTAAGCCATGCTGGCTTATTACTAACAGACCAAAAACCAGAAGGCGTTGCAGTAAGAATAATATTACGGTTGCCCGCTGTAGTTGGAGCCGTCAGATACGATGATTGATTTAGTGAAACGACGACTGCCGCACCTGCTTGTGTAACGGTGAATGAACTAGCGCCAACGGTTATTGTACCTGTTCTGCTTGTTGAATTAGGGTTTGCTGAAACAGAAACCGTAAGCTGTTGTTGTGCTCCGGTGCCAGTCTGTGGGGTACTAGGGCTTACTGTAAGCCATGTAGGTGTGGAAGACACCGCTGTCCATGAATCACCAACGGATGCAATAACGCTTCTGGCAGGACTCAATGTCGTAGCTGCACTCGGCGGGGTCCACGCAGCCGTGCTGCTCAGTCCAATTGCTTGGTATTGTCTAATCGAATGACTCTGTCCCAAGATAATAATACCACCAGTTCTTTCGGCACCGTTATTCGCAGTAACGGTTACCGTAATAGTTGTTGTTCCGTTACCACTTGAAGCACTTAAATTAACCCAAGCTGGTTTTGAAGTCAAAGCCCATGTGCCAGTACCACCAATCGGAGTTACTGTAAGTGAATAAGAGTCTCCTGCCGCTGGTGAAGTCCTAGATGTGGGAGACAAGCTGCCGACTGGCGCGTCTGTTCTTGTGGTTACAAAACCGCCTGATGAATATAGGTAGCCATCAGCAAAAGTTGTAGCGGTTAAACCTGACACGATAGACGGTCCTTGGGGTCCTGTAAGTCCGATTGATCCTTGAGATCCTGTAGACCCAACAGCACCCGCAAGAGAGAATGCCCAGTCGCTTACAGACCCCGTTCCGACAGAATAATCTGAAGCAACAACCAGTGTCGTGCCGTTAAACGATGTGATGACACCCTCAAAAAACTTAGTTGTAGGTTCTGCTTTTGAAAAAGCACGCACACGAGATCCAGCTCTGAACGCTGACTGAGTATTGGGTAAAGTAGTTGTAAAGACAATATCACCAGTACCAGCTAGGGTATTAGGTGATGTCGATTCGAGACTATTATAACTGGCTCCATCGGCTCCTGAATCGCCTTGAGTTAGCACAAAATCAAACACTGCGGCTGAAGAAGTGCCGACATTAGTAACTGATGGTGGAGTGCCTGCTCCTGTACTTGTAACAGTACCGACCGAAATCGATCCGGCATCGCCTTGAGATCCTTTTGCGCCGACTAAGATAATAGACCAACTAGCCGCCGATACTGGTGTACTGGAAATAGTATCAACATTTATGGCTAAAGTATTACCTGCGTATGATTGAATAGGACCTTCCGCAAAATTAGTACTAGAGCTATAAGCCCTAACCCTTTGGTTTGCGACATACGCTGTAGCGGATGCTGTTTGCGTGGTACTAAAACTCATAACAGACACTGACGGCGTGATAGACGTAGTGCTTGTAAGTACAGGATACCCGATGCCTGTTGGACCTGCACTACCATCAGATCCAGCTTGTCCTCTAGCTCCTGTATCACCTTTAATACCAGCCGCCGAAAAGGTCCAGTTATTTAGAGCAGTACCAGACCCACCGATATTATCAACTAGAATAGATATGGCATTACCAGAAAAAGAAGTAACCACACCTTCAACAAATTGAGTTGAAGTATGGGAAGCACGGACACGTTGGTTTATTGCAAAAGCTGTTGCTGTAGCAGATAAGTTAGTAGTAAATGATTTAGTACCGGTACCAATATCGTTAGGTGTAGTGGAAGTGAGACCAGCATAGCCTAAACCCGTAGCACCTGTAGCTCCTGTAGTTCCTGTGGCACCTGTAGTTCCTGTAGCACCTGTAGTTCCTGCTGGTCCTGTAAGTCCAGTTAAGCCTTGCGGTCCTTGTGCACCCGTATCCCCCTTTAGACCAGCAATTGAAAATGTCCAACTTGACGGAGATGTAGTTCCAACAGCAACATCAACATTAATAACAAGTGTGGTGGAAGTAAAGCCAGTGATAGTCCCTTCCATGTAGCTTGTGCTAGAGTTAAAAGCACGAACACGCTGACCCGCTACAAAAGCTGTTTGTGAAGCAGTTAAGTTAGTAATAAATGTCCTAGAACCCGTTTGGATCTGTACTTGTGTTGGGGACGTCAGATTAGAATAGCCGAGTCCTATATTACCTTCGGGGCCCTCTGGGCCAGTTTCACCTTGCGGGCCTTGTTGTCCTTCAGGCCCCCGTACTTGTCCTGTATTAATCCACGAGGAACCGTTCCAAATGTAACCGTCGCCTGTGCCAGTTACCACATAGAAATCACCAGTTGTGTTACCGGAAGCCGGAAGAGCCGATTGAGTAGCTACAGTACCTTTTGGGGATAGACCAGCCCCTGTATTACCTTTAAGCCCAGCAACTGAGACTGTCCAAGAAGAATAACTACCTGACCCACCAACTACGTCAACATCAACTATAAGGGAAGAACCACTAAAAGATGAAATGGTGCCCTCCATATAGTTTACAGCACTATTAGAGATACGAACCCTTTGACCTGCTACAAAAGCTACTTCAGAAGCTGATTTGGTTGTGGTAAAAGTTTTAGATCCAAGACCGATTGTTGCGTTATTGGTAGCGGTAAGACCAGAGTAACCTAAACCAGTTGGACCTGCTGCGCCTGTTGCGCCTGCTGCGCCTGTTGCGCCTGTTGCGCCTGCTGCGCCTGTTGCGCCAGTTTGTCCTTTTAGCCCAGCAATAGCAAATGTCCAAAAATTAAAATTACCTGAGCCTGAAATTACATCGACGTCAACTGTTAGAGAAGTAGAAGAGAAGATAGTTATAGTACCTTCCATATAGTTAGTGGGCGAGTTAGATACCCGTACACGTTGACCAACTACAAAAGCTGTTGCTGAAGCAGATAGGGTTGTGGTAAAAGTTTTAGATCCAAGACCGATTGTTACGTTAGTGGGAGAGGTAAGACCAGAGTAACCTAAACCAGTTGGACCTGCTGCGCCTGCTGCGCCTGCTGCGCCTGCTGGGCCTGTTGCACCGGTAAGCCCTGTAGGTCCTAAAGACCCTCGCTCTCCAGCTAGACCAACCACCCAACCATAATTACTGCCTGTACCATTTGCGAGATCTACATCAACAGTAAGAGTTTGAAGACCAAACGAAGTAATATTACCCTCCATCCACGTACCCCCAGAAGATATAGCCCGAACACGCTGACCTACTTTGAAAGCGGTATTAGAGGCTGTCTGATCCGTAATAAATGTCTTAGACCCTAAAGAAATAACTACGGTAGAGTTAGAAGTCAAGTCACCATAACCAAGACCACGTGGGCCTGCTGCGCCTGCTGGACCGGATTCTCCTTGTGGCCCTTGTGGGCCCGCTGATCCTGTACCGCCTTCCGCCCCGCGCTCACCAGCTGGGCCTGTAGGACCTGCTGGACCTGCCGGACCAATCGGCCCCGCTGGACCCGCTGGGCCTTGATAAGAATCTGAAAGGACAATGGTGTATTCGTCGTTCATATTAAATAACTGTGTAGCGTTCTCTTGGTTTCACGGACCCGTAAAGTAAACGGCTTGTGTTTACTTCCTGACCGAATGGGCGTTGCATAAACAAATCATAACTATATTCTGTGCCCACTAAAAGTTTTTTTGTCTGTAACTCATTAAGTGAGATTACAATGGCACCGGAAGAGGCTTGAGATGTATTGATTAAAAACGTAGCAATTGTTTTCTTGGACTTAGTCCCAACAATTTTTGAATTAAAAGTAGCATCAGACAGGTTGACAATCTGACCAGCACTATCTTTAATAGTGAGAGTTAGAAGATAGTCAGTTGTTCTATCCAGAACAATATTGTAATTTGATGCGAGCATTAGGATATAGCGTTTGCGACAAGTCTGGCGCGTTTGATTGTGATATCTGTTGTGTGATCGGGATTAGCAAGGACAAGTGAGACAATGTCGTTAGTGGACAAAGTAATCATCCATGAGCATACCAGTTTGGCTTCTTGAGAGTTGCTGGCAGTAAAGGCGCGGCATTCAGTTTCCGGTATAGAGGTGCCGTTTTTTGCTAGACGGATGGTAAGCATCTGGTTGTTACCAGCAACGCCATCATAGCTGCCGTAGAACCAAAAGATTCTAGTGTTGGAGCCAGTATACTGGAGCCCGATGCGGTTGTTGTTTGTAGCAACAAAGTTAACAACAGTTGTTGTGTCAAGCACACCATTGATGCCAGCCTCATAGAAGACGCCAGCCGTGACAATATCAGTGGGGGTCGTGTTGCCTTGCACACTAACTTGACCCCTCGCGGCGTTGGTTGTCTGGAATAAGTTGTTCAGGTCGCCAACGTTAATACGCTTTGGCGAGCGACGATCATCCTGTTCGGCAATAGCCATCTTGTCGTCCAGAGTGAGAAATCTGGCTTCCGGCAAGGTGTTGATGTCGTCGAGTGTGGCCATTAGAGTTAGAGAGCCTTATAGAAGATAGCGGTTCCGGTGATTACACCAGTGCCACCAGTAATGGGGGTATCAATGCGGAGTAGTGCTGGATAGGTGATCGACGTTTGGGTTCCGGTAAGGAGCGGTGCGTTTAGGGCCGTCGTAATTGTGCCGGAAGTAACCCACTGCATAGCGCAGTAATTACCAGCAGGGACGGTTGTAGCGGTCACGATTACAGCACCGCCGCGTCCGGCATTTTGTTTG